TCTTTTATATTTATTGGGAAGCTTGTAGGGCTGACCATAGATGTTTTGGAATGATATATTTAAAAATAAGACGTTCAGGTTTTTCATATATGGGTTCTTCCGAGTGTGTAAACACAGGCACATTAGCTAAAGATTCAAGAGTGGGAATACTTTCTAAAACAGGTTCGGATGCTAAAAAAATGTTTACCGATAAAGTTGTACCTATTTCAAATCGACTACCATTTTTCTTCAAACCTATTCAAGATGGTATGGACAAACCAAAAACAGAACTTGCATTTAGAATACCTGCTGCAAAAATTACAAAGAAAAATATGTATGATATTGCAGACGAAGAGTTGTACGGCTTAGATACCACTATAGATTGGAAGAACACAGATGATAACTCATATGACGGAGAAAAGCTTTTGTTATTAGTTCACGATGAAAGTGGTAAATGGTTGAAGCCTAACAACATATTAAACAATTGGAGGGTTACAAAAACTTGTTTAAGATTAGGAAGTAGAGTAATTGGAAAATGTATGATGGGGTCAACATCTAATGCATTGAACAAAGGAGGTTCAGAATTTAAAAAATTATTTAATGATTCCAATCCTCATAACCGAAGTAAGAATGGACAAACAAAAAGCGGTTTATATAATTTGTTTATACCAATGGAATGGAACTTTGAAGGCTATATAGATAAGTATGGAATGCCAATAGATGATGTTATTGAATATTGGGAAGCTGAAGTTGAGTCCTTAAAAAATGATGCTGACGCATTGAACGAATTTTATAGACAGTTTCCTAGAACAGAGTCTCACGCATTTAGAGATGAAAGCAAGCAATCACTATTTAACTTAACAAGATTATATCAGCAAATAGATTATAATGATTCCTTAATTCAAGAACACCACATAACGCAAGGTAGTTTTTATTGGAGGAATGGTGAAATAGATTCCGAAGTAGTGTGGAGGCCTGACATTCGAGGTAGGTTTAGAATTGGGTGGCTACCCCCAAAACATTTACAAAATAGACAAATAAACAAAAGAGGATTAAGATATCCTGCAAATGAACATATAGGTGCATTTGGTTGTGACTCGTATGACATTTCAGGAACAGTAGGTGGCGGTGCATCTAACGGAGCTTTACACGGAGTGACTAAGTTTAATATGGATGAAGCTCCATCGAATCAATTTTTTTTAGAATATGTAGCTAGACCACAAACGGCAGAAATATTTTTTGAAGAAGTTTTAATGGCTTGTGTTTTTTATGGTATGCCAATCCTAGTAGAAAACAATAAACCTAGATTATTATATCATTTTAAAAACAGAGGGTATCGAGGATATAGTATTAATAGACCTGACAAAGCTTTTAATAGATTATCTAAAACAGAAAGGGAATTGGGAGGCATACCTAACTCAAGTGAAGACGTAAAGCAAGCTCACGCTGCTGCTATAGAGTCATACATTGAATCACACGTTGGTTTAGTTAAAGATGATGAGATGGGGTATATGCCTTTTAACAGAACTTTAGAAGATTGGGCAAAGTTTGATATTAGTAATAGAACACGGTTTGATGCAACAATTAGTTCGGGTTTAGCACTAATGGCTACCCAAAAACATAAATATCAACCGGAAAAAAAACAATCAAATATAATTATTAACTTTGCAAGATACAATAACAAGGGAAATTTAAGCGAAATTATAAGATAGATGAAAGATATAAAAATAGACATTTCATCTGTAGGTTTTCCAAGTCAATTTGTTTCTGACGCTGAGAAAGCAACAGAAGAATTTGGGTTACAAATCGGCCAAGCTATTCAGTATGAATGGTTCAAAAAAGATGGAAATCAATGCAGATACTACAATCAATGGAGAGATTTTTACAGGCTCAGATTATATGCAAGAGGTGAACAACCTGTTGGTAAATACAAAAATGAATTAGCAGTAGACGGAGATTTAAGTTATTTAAACTTAGATTGGACTCCCGTTCCTATCATACCTAAGTTTGTGGATATAGTTGTAAATGGTATGAACGATAGATTGTTTGATGTAAAAGCATACGCTCAAGACGCAATGTCTTCAGCAAAGCGTTCTAAGTATCAAGATATGATAGAGGGACAAATGGCTGCTAAAGATGTGTTACAGTTAATACAAAATAAAACAGGAGTAGACCCTTTCTCTATGAACCCTGATGAACTTCCTGAAACTGATGAAGAGCTTAATTTATATATGCAGCTTAATTATAAGCCTGCAATTGAGATTGCAGAAGAAGAAGCAATCAATACAATTTTTGAAGAAAACCATTATATAGATATTAGAAAAAGATTAGACTATGATTTAACCGTATTAGGTATTGCTTGTGCAAAACACGAATTCTTACCGGGTGCAGGTGTTGAGGTTAAATATGTAGACCCTGCAAATATTGTTTATAGTTATACAGAAGACCCACATTTTAAAGATTGTTTTTATTGGGGTGAAATCAAAACTCTTCCTATAACAGAACTATTAAAAATAGACCAAAGCTTAACAAAAGAAGATTTAGAAGAAATAAGTCAATACAGTCAAAGTTGGTACGATTATTATAACACCGCACAATATTACGAGAATGATATTTTTTATAGAGACACTTGTACATTAATGTACTTTAATTACAAGACAACTAAAAAAATGGTGTACAAGAAAAAGAAATTAGAAAACGGAGGTACAAAAGTTATTGAGAAAGACGACCAATTCAATCCGCCACAAGAAATGATGGAAGACGGAAAGTTAGAGAAGATGGAGAAAACTATTGATGTGTGGTATGAGGGAGTGATGGTTATGGGTACAAACATTATATTGAAATGGGAATTAGCCAAAAATATGGTAAGACCTCAATCTGCTCAACAACACGCTTTGCCAAATTATGTAGCAGTAGCACCAAGAATGTATAAAGGAGTAATAGAATCTTTATGTAGAAGAATGATTCCATTTGCTGATTTGATACAAATAACTCACTTGAAACTACAACAAGTTATTTCTAGAGTAGTACCTGATGGTGTATATATAGATGCAGATGGATTAAATGAAGTTGATTTAGGAACAGGTAATGCTTATAACCCTGAAGATGCATTAAGATTATATTTTCAAACAGGTAGTGTGATAGGTAGAAGTTACACACAGGATGGTGAGTTCAATCAAGGAAAAGTTCCAATCAAAGAATTACAATCAAGCTCAGGAGCAAGTAAAACGCAAATGTTAATTTCTAATTATAATCATTACCTTAATATGATTAGACAAGTAACAGGATTGAATGAAGCAAGAGATGCTTCTAATCCTGACCCTAACTCACTTGTGGGATTACAAAAACTTGCAGCTCTTAATTCTAACGTGGCTACTAGACATATTTTAGATGGGTCATTATACATTTATAGAACATTAGCTGAAGCTTTAACGTATAGAGTTGCAGATATATTAGAATATTCAGACTTCAAAGATGATTTTGCTAATGCTATAGGTAAATACAATGTAAGCATATTAAATGAAATCAAAGAGTTATATATATATGACTTCGGAATTTTTATAGAGATTTCTCCTGATGAAGAACAAAAAGCACAACTTGAGGCCAATATACAAATGGCCTTATCTAAAGGTGATATTAATTTAGAAGACGCTATAGATATTCGAGAAATAAAAAACATTAAACTAGCAAATCAATTATTAAAAGTAAAACGTAAAGCTCAAGAAGATAGAGAGGAAAGACTTCAAATGCAAAAGCAAGCTATGGCCGCTCAACAAGCTATGAAGACTCAACAAATGAAATCTCAAATGGAGATGCAGAAAATGCAAACCGAAATACAAGGTAAGATGCAATTGAAGCAAGCTGAGATAGCTTTTGAAATTGAGAAACAAAACAATGAAGCAAAATTAAAATCTCAGTTAATGGCTGAAGAGTTTAATTATAATCAGCAGTTAAGAAATATTAGTGAGAAAGCTTTAGCTGAAAGAGAACTACAAAGAGAAGACGCTAAGGCTAATAGGATTAGTCAGGCAAACACTGAACAATCTAGATTAATTAATCAACGTAAAAATAATCTACCACCTCAGAGATTTGAATCCAATGAGGATAGTTTGGACGGGTTTGACCTAGCTGAGTTTGAGCCGAGGTAATGTCTAAAACTAGTATTTATTTTTACTTATCTTTGTAACATTAAATTATAATCATATGGAATTAAAAGTAAGAGCAGTTGACGGAGCTGAAGAAAAATCTGTCGCACAAGTAGAAGAACAACTACTTGAAGAGCATCAGGAAAAAGTAGCTGAAGAAGCTACGCAAAAGGAAGAACCGGTTGAAACACAAGCGGTTGAAGAAGATAAAACTCCTTCATCAGAGTTAAATGATGAGCAAGTTCTTTCATATATTGGAAAGAGATACGGAAAAGAAATTAACTCTTTTGACGATTTAATGCAAGAGCGTGAAGCATCTGAGGAATTACCTGAAGATGTAGCAGCTTACTTTAAATACAAAAAAGAGACGGGCAGAGGTTTAGATGATTATGTTCAATTACAAAAGAACTATGATGAAACCGAGCCTGATTCTTTACTTAAAGATTACTATCGTGCAACTGAAGAAGGTTTAGACGAAGATGATATAGATATTTTAATGGAAGATTTCTATATTGATGAAGACCTAGATGATGACACCACGAAGAAAAAAATTAAGTTAAAGAAGAAAAAAGCTATTGCTAAAGCTAAATCCTACTTTAAGGAAATGCAAGAGAAGTACAAGCACCCGCTTGAGTCAAGAGGACCTGCCGCTTCAAATGTACCTGATGAGGAGTATGAAGCATATAAGCAATATGTAGCAAATGCTAAAACTAGAGATGAGCAAGTAGAGAGAAAAAGAAGTTGGTATGATGATAAAACCAACGAAGTGTATTCGCCTGAGTTCAAAGGTTTTGAATTCAATGTAGGTGAGGATACTGTTACTTATAATCCTGCTTCTGTTTCTGAATTGAAAAAACACGCACAAAACCCGGGAGGGTGGGCAGATAAGTATTTAGATGATAGCGGGTTATTACAAAATGCAGTACAATTTCATAAAGTTATAGCAGTTGCACAAGACCCTGATAAGTTTGCTAGGTTCTTTTATGAGCAAGGCAAGGCGGAAGCCACTGAAGATGTTACGAAGAAAATTAAAAATATAAATATGACTACTCGTAATACACCTGAAGTTACTCGTAAGGGTGGAACACAATTCAAATCTATTAACACAGATAGTGGTAGAGGTTTGAAAATTAGAAGTATAAAAAAGAAATAAAAACATTTAAAATTTAAAAATTATGGCAGGTGCATTACAAGCTATACCGGGAGTTGCGTTACAACCAAGTTCGCATCAAACCCCATTAGCTTCAAATTACATTACTGATTTCAACTTTTTGAATCAGTATCTTCCTGATACTTACGAAAAAGAATTCGAGAGATACGGGAATAGAACAATCTCCTCATTCCTTAGAATGGTAGGAGCAGAGATGCCTTCTAATTCTGACCTTATTAAATGGGCAGAGCAAGGAAGGTTACACACTAAATATATCGATTGTGGTGTGGTCGGTGGAGCGCAAGTTAACCAAGACCAAATTACACTACAAGTAAATGACGTACTTAATCCTGCGAACTCTACAGTTCAGCCGGGTTCAGGTGCTACTGTACAGATTGCAGTTAGAGTTGGACAAACACTTGTTGTTTCTAACAATAACGGTACTGCAGAATTCAAAGGAATTGTTGTTTCTGTAGACGTTGCTAACAACCAATTTGATGTTGCATTCTATAATGCTGCAGGTTATACAGGTGGTACAGGAGCAGGTAATGCGGATTGTACAATCTTCATTTACGGTTCAGAATTCAGAAAAGGAACACTTGGAATGCAAGGTTCTTTAGAAGCTGACGATTTCATTTTTGAAAACTCACCTATTATCATTAAAGATAAGTATGAGGTAAGTGGTTCA